GTTCGGAAGATGACTTTACAGCTGATAAGTGGTTTTTGAAGCCCGTCTTCGGAACTATTGAAAAGCCAGAGTCTGTGTCAATTGTTGAGTTGCTGGACTATTTGGAAGCGGAGACTCCTGAATTTTTCGCTTTCCAGAAGAAGATTGTGGAGGCTTCCGATGAACTTCACAAGAAGGAGCATTGCAAGTTCCACCCCCTGTTCACTCTACCTTGCAAGAAGTGTCAGGTGGCACCAGACGATAAGTTTGTGCCACTAGACAAGCAAGCGGGAGGGGTGAGCAACCTACCAGAGTTGGAAGTGTTTTTCATGGATCCTTATGAACGATTCGAACTAGAGTCCTCAGAGATAACTCCTAGAAAAGACATCCCCGAAGATCGGCATAACCCAAAAGCACGAATTGCTCACATTGCGAGTTTGGGCATTGAGAGTTTAGCCGAGCTGGCCAAACAAACAAAGGAGTTGGTTCAGCGAAATCCATATGTAGCAGCACTCGGTGTGATTGCTTGCATTGGCGTTGCTGGGTACACTTTGTTCAGACGTGATGGGATTGATCAAGAGAGTGGCGTCCTTGCTCGCATTGAAAGAGCAGCGAAGGAGCCACACTCCATTGTCGCTAAACAGAATGTCTATCAGCGTGTTTTTACTAACAGGCTGAATTGGCCTAAGGGCAGTGTCTCAACAACTCTGGAGGCTTTTGAGCGGAGGCTTGACTGTGCCATATACCACATCGAAACGCAAGTTATTGATGAAGTCACCCGAGAGGGTGTTGGCACTGTCAGTTGGGCTAATGCTTACCCTGTTGGTAGCTGTTGTTGGGCTACTGTTGGTCATCTTTTTCCTCCCGGAGAAAGTGTGCGAGTGCGATTTAGGATCTCACCTGGAGTTGGCACAAAGAATGTTGTAGTCATGATGAATGCAGCCTCTTTGTTACGACATCCAACCAAGGATTTGGTTGTGATGTATGTGCCACAAATGGGTGATAACATCAATCTTGCTAAGTACATGCCAGGACCTGATTTTGAAATAGATCAAGGTTCTCCGTTGTTCATTTACCACAACCATAAGTCGCAGGCTCTAGAGTCGCAAGACTGGGTTGCGCCTTCAAGGTACAAAGTGGTGACGAAGGCGGAGAAAGTCGGCATGGTCCCGATCAATGGTGGCGGCGAACAATATTTGTTGTCTTATACTTCCGATAATCACTATGGTATGTGCGGATCTCTTGTCGTGTTAGCCAGTCGTAATCCTACAATAGTTGGGATGCACATCGCTGGCAAATCGGACACTAAAAGATGTGCAGCAGTATTGCTGGATTGTGACTTCTTTAAGGAAGCTAGGGACTATTTTGGCGGTGTGCAGGTTAAAGAATCTGCGCCACTCCCTGATGAAGTTATGGGGCGTGCCATTAACTACACAAGTGAGGTGCATCCAAAAAATGCTATTCATTTTGTGGAGAGCGAGGAAACTAGCATCCAAGTGTTTGGACAACATGATCAGCCCTTAAGCAAATTCAGGAGTGATGTTATCGTCTCCCCCATGGCTGCCCTTGTAGAAAGGGAGTTTGGAGTTGAACGACAGCATTATGCACCACAGCGAGAGGCAACTCGACCTTCATTTCACAAATTCTTGACACGAGGGTCTGTCACCGATGACAAAAAGATTGTGAACCCGCGGTTGATTAACAAAGCAAAGCTTGACTTCAAGGATAAAATCAGACCCCATTTACCTAAAATTCGTGACTATGTTCATACCATTACTTTTTATGATGCTCTTAACGGAGTACCACAGGAGAAAGGATTTGAACCCGTCAATCCAACGAGTTCGGTGGGATGGCCATTGAATTGTCCCAAGTGGAAGTTGCTTGCAAAGTGTGATCTTGCAGAAGAACTTGGTCTTGACACAGTTAGATTTGTCAAGAAAGTTGAGGCCGGAGGAGAGACTCGTTTTGTGTACGAGCTAAACTTTGACAAGGATCTTCTTGATGTTGAGGCGCAAGTTGATGAAATGCTCCAATCTTGGGCTGATGGCTTTCGTCACAACATCATCTTCCGATGTAATCTGAAGGATGAACCAGTGACTAAGAAGAAGTTAGATGCCAAGAAGATCAGCGTATTTGCTGGTGCCCCGCTGCACTATGTGATCGCAACTCGTATGATTATGCTTGCAAAGTTCAATGTCATGAAGTGTTTTCCAAATGTGTTTGAGTGCGCTGT